TTAACCGCTTAGGACTAACTGAAAAAAATGCACTAAGATTTAGAGAATGGAGTAAAGGTAAAGTTTGGGTACAAATTCCTTTGTGGATATTTGTACTTTGGTTTATGGGAGTTTTAAATCCTTATTGGTGTATTTATCCAGTTTGCTGGATAGTGTAAATGGAGATCGGACAATTAATATCTGATTTTGGATTTCCTATTGTTATGGCAGTAGGTATGGGGTACTTCGTATATTTTGTTTATCAAACTATTCTGACGAAGGTAGACCCCGCTGTAGACCAAATGAAAATAACTATAATAAGATTGATAGACCAACTACGTCTACTTGATCAAGATATGATACGATTACAAGAAAAAGTAAATACCGTACTAGAAATGAAAGAAAATGAGAAGAAGTTACAAAATAACGATACTACTGTGGGTGATGGCATCCCTAGTACTGATAGCTCAAAGTCTAAATAGCAGCGAACTTGTACATAAGTTTGGAAGCCCCTCGTTTAACGGACAGGGCCAGTCTGCACATTATTTAACTATTGATGAACAAGAGAGAACAAGACAAACTAAAATATTTGAAGATGCTCAATCTGCCCTCGAAGATGCAGAGCGAGAAGCTGACAATACAGTTCTTGCAAAATTTATAAGAAATTTAGAAAGTAGAATTTATTCTACACTTGCAAAGGACATATCAGAATCTTTATTTAATTATGGTACTATTGCTACAGGTGATGAACCTGTTATGGGAACTATTAATTTAGAGGGCAATCAACTTACTTGGATTAATGATGGTACAACAATAACTTTAATTATAGAAGAGTATGTAGATGGTGTATTAGTAGGAACTACTGAAATAGTAATTCCTGTAGGAGACTTTGGAGGTTGTTGGACAGAATGCGGTTAGGAATTATACTACTATTATTACTACCAAGTTGCGCAACTGTAGAAATATTAGACGGCTTATGCTACAACGATAAAGAAGGAACACACTTATGCGATACTTAGCATTAATACTACTACTATCAGGCTGTGCAACTGTAGGTCTTGATTCTTCACATAAAGACTGTTATGATGGATTACTTTGTGTACGAGGCCCTGTTATAGAGCCTAGTAGCACAGAACAACTTTTAAACTTGCCTTACCCAAATCAAAAGACGGTGGTAGCAGTTTATAACTTTTCTGACTTAACAGGACAGCGTAAAGCTTCTGACAATATGGCAAGTTTTAGTACTGCTGTAACACAAGGTGCAGAACATATTTTAATTGAAGCATTGAGAGATGCTGGCAAAGGCAACTGGTTTGCAGTTGTAGAAAGAACAGGCCTCGATGGTTTGACAAAAGAAAGACAACTCGTAAGAAACACTTACGAAAGCTATAGTGGCAAAGAAGCGAGTACTATACTCAAACCTCTACTATACGCAGGAATGATACTAGAGGGTGGAATTGTATCATACGACACAAATTTAAGAACAGGTGGTACTGGAGCACGATACTTAGGAATAGGTATGAAGAACCAATACCGCGAGGACAAAGTAACTGTAGTCCTTAGAGCCATTCTTGTACAAACAGGTGAGGTACTCTTAAATGTAACAGCTACAAAAACTATACTCTCCACATCAAAAGGAGGAGACTTGTTTCGTTTTTATGAAATGGGAACAAGCCTTGTCGAACTTGAAAGTGGCAGTACAGAAAACGAGGCTGTAGGCTATGCTACTCGAGCTGCAATTGAAGCTGGAGTATATGGATTAGTTATGCAGGGACTCGAAAAAGAAGTTTGGGATTTTGATTATACCAAACTTAGGGAGAAAAATAATGAAGAGGATACTGATTAGTGTAATTACACTACTATTATCAGCTACAACATTTGCAGGTAACAATGATATCTATATTACACAGACGGGTACTGGCCTTACCCTGACAATAGATCAGATTGGTGCAACTAACACCATTGGTACTTCAAGTGCCAGAGCGGTTGTGAGTGGTACTAGTATGACTATAGATATAGATCAGATTGGTTCATCAAATGCAATAGCTGCTAGTATTCTACAAGGTAACACTACATCATGGACTTACAGTGCAACAGGTGATAGTAATAGTGCAACTTTTGCAGTTGGAGCTACAGGTGATGTAGCAGGTTCAGATTTTGATTGGACACAGACAGGTGGAGATAGTAACGTATTACTATGGACACAAGGTGCAGATGCAACTGCTACAAGTGCAAATACAGACTTTATAATTGTAGGTGGTAGTAATAATATCAATGCAAAATGTGAAGTTGTTGGTTGTATAAACAACTGGGATATTACAGGAAGCAGTAATGATATTGATACTGTGCAAACAGGATCAGCTAACCATGCAATTACAGTTGACTTAACTGGTAGTTCAATGGATATTGATATTCATCAAACTGATACTGCTAGTACAAATGTAGCAAACTTATTGTTACAAACTAGTGGCGGATCTGGTAGTTCTATAGACATTGACCAATGCGCTTCTGGCTGTTAATCTTATTAGTAGGTACACTTAACGCAACAGAAATTGGAGAAATATCTGAGCTAAACGGCAATGGAGAAATATCGAGAAAAGACTCGACAGATTCTCTCATAGCTGAACTAGCCTCAGATATTTTTTCGTTTGATACAGTAAAAACAGGACGAGGTCGAATGGCCGTTGAGTTCCTTGATAGTACAGTTCTAAAACTCACAGAACATTCACGAGTAGTAATAGACGAATATATATTTGATCCAGACCCAAGCAAAAGTAAGCTTGCGCTGAAGATGGCATCAGGGACAGCTCGATTTATTACAGGCAAACTTGGAAAAATTGATAAGAAAAATATTTCCATTCGTACTCCAAGTGCAACTATCGGAATTCGAGGAACTGACTTTACAACTACTGTAGACGAACTCGGCCGATCATTAATAATTTTGCTGCCAGATGAAAATGGAGAATCTAGCGGAGAAATCACGGTAGAAACTTGGGCAGGTATTGAGATACTTAATGAGCCTTTTCAGGCGACAATGGTTCAGACAATGGATTCCCAACCTACAAAACCTGTAGTGCTTGGAAATTTAACATTAGGACTAATTAATAATTTATTAATTATTAATCAACCTGATAAAATTGAAGAAGCCGTAGAGGAACAAAACGAAGGGCCTAAAACAGAATTAGACAAAGACTTTTTTGAAGATGCACCAGATCTAGATAAAGACTTTTTAGAGGAAGAAGAAGAAGTAACAAGACTTGACATTGATTTATTAAGTTTTGACTTTTTAATAGACCTACTAGCTATAGTAGAAACAGCAAGTAAGCAAAAGAAAAAGAAAACAGGAGACTTAGATGGAGTAGAACTTACAGGTATTACACCTGGGTTTGACCCCGTACTCCAAACGTACTCATTTGTAGAAGGTAATTATATTTATTTTGTACACTTAGGAGATAACACTTTTGACATTGCACTCGATAAGAATGCTTCAGCATACTTAGAGATTAATACTGCGGGCATACCAATGGAGATAGAAGTAAATGGCGCGGGCGATAATACTATTATTATTTTTCAGTCACCTTAGTTTTGCAGACAATACTCTGCAAATAACTTACAAAGGTTCTGGAAGTAGTATAACTACAAAACAGGTAGGAAATAATAACTACACTTATATACTGTGTGGATCTCCTACTAGTAACGGTAGTGGAACTTTTCCAGGTACATCCTATGTATCTCATACTTGTACTAATGCTACTTGGAATTCTACTGTAGAAGGAAACAACAATACTGTTAGAATGTATACAGTATGGTCAAATCACACTGGTAGCAGAAATACAATAACAATTGATGGTAATGATAACTTTGCTTATCTTGACCAAGACGAAGATGATAATGTTTCATCTATTACACAAACAGGAAATGATAATCATGCTGAGCAACTCGGGACAGGAGACGATAATGTATATTCAATTACTCAAACAGGAAATAACAAATATGCTAAAATACTTGCATTTGGTGACGATTCAGACATTACCATTACACAGTCCGATTCTGGACAGCATAACGCTTATGTTTTTAATGCTAACTATGCTGATAACAACTCAGCAACTATAGTTCAATCGGGAAGCGGAAATAAAGACGCAGACATATTTTTCTACGCTGATGCAGATAACACAGACGTAGATTTAACGCAGACAGGGAGTGGAGCTCATACTGCAAACATGAAGTTTTACACAGACGACTATGATGTTGATGTTACTCAATCAGGAGCAAACAATCAAGCTTATAGCGCTACCTTTAACTGCACCAGTGAATGCACTAAAACGATTTCTATAACTCAGCAATGAGATCTAAAATACAGAGACGTAAGATAAGTGCCTATAAAACACTTACATGGAGAATTATCGCTACAGCCGATACTTTTATAATATCTTACATAATTACAGGAAGACTATTGTTTGCAACTTCAATAGCAAGCATAGAAATAATAACAAAAATGTGCCTATATTATTGGCATGAAAGACTTTGGGACAAAGCAAGATGAAAACAGATTCATGGCTCTTTTTTAAAGAGAGCGTACTCACGGAGACGTGTGACAATATAATTAATCAATCTAAAAAATACCCTATAGAAGACGGGACTATTGGTTTTAACACACATAACAAAATAGATACTGCTTTTCGTAAAAGCGAGATAAGATGGATGCACCCTGCAGCAGAGCCAGAGCTTAGAGACATTATTTGGTATCATGCAGATAGAGCCAACAGAGACTCTTTTGACTTAGATTTACGATACTTAAATGAAATACAGTTTACTAAGTATGCTAGCGACCCAGAAACTCCTGGAAAGTATGACTGGCACCATGATGTAGATTGGCACGAGACTAGAGCTTTTCATAGAAAGTTAAGTGTAACTATACAACTAACAGACCCTGAAGAGTATGAAGGAGGTAATTTTGAATTTGATCCAGATTTACCTCAGCTTCCTTTCGACGCAAAACTAAAAGGATCAGTAATAGTGTTCCCTAGCTTTCATAAACACAGAGTAACTCCAGTCACAAAGGGAGTACGACACAGCTTAGTAACATGGGTGGAGGGCCCGCACTGGAGATGAAAACATTAATAATACTACTACTCTTAGTAACAACTAATGTCTACGGTAAAGAGTGGAAAAATTGGCATCCAGTCAATGAAAAGTTATTTAAATCGTTTGTAGTATTAAATGTTGTTGATACTATGCAAACATTTGATCTTATTGACTGCCAAAAGAAGTTAGGTAAAGAATGTCCTTTTCACGAAAGTAATTTATTAATTGGACCTCGTCCAAGTAAAGGAGAAGTAATCTTAATTAAATCACTTCTTGTAGGAGGGGCATATTATCTATTGGATAAAAGCTACCCAGCACCCTTATGGAAAAATAGCAACAAGCCTAAATTTGTAGCTTTAGTTATTATGAACATGATGTATATAGATACAGTATCTAAAAATAAATCTATTGGATTAAGCCTTAGCTATAAATTTTAATGAAAACACGAATACTATCCGCAATAGGCCTACTTGCTTTTTTAATTTGGAATCCCTATCCTTTACAAGTACTTGAACTTAAAACATTTGATTGGCTTATGTCAACTAAACCAGTAGTTCAAGATGAAATGATAGTTCTTGTAGATATTGACGAAGACTTTGTAGAAGGTGTAGGAGGGTATCCTATAGCCAGAGGCTACTATGGGGATATGATATCTCGCACTAGTGCTATACCAGGGATTACAGTACTTATGCCTGATCCCGATATTAGAGGTGTAGATGAAGATTATTCATTTAGAGGTGATCTAGAAGAAGTACCAACAGTACTAGCTTTTACGGCTTCAACACAAGCCACAGAAGGAGGACCTCATGTAGGTACTGCCGCATTAGGAGACGACCCAAGACCATGGCTATTCGAGTATCCAGGAATTTTACGACAACTACCTCTTCTAGCAGAAGTGTCAGAAGGCATAGGACTAATAACAACAGCACCAGAAGTAGACGGACTCGTAAGAAGAGTGCCTCTCGTAGTAAACGTTCAAGATAATTTATATCCAACCTTTGCACTTGAGATGTTAAGAGTTGGTACAGCTAACTTAAGTTACCAAATTATTACAAAAGAAACAGGAGTAGAAGCTATTCGTATTCCTAGCTACCCTGTAATTAATACAGACGCAAATGCACGGGTGTGGACAACATGGAATACAAAATTTTATAGACAATCTGCAGCAGACTTTCTAAAAGAACCACTCGAAGGAGCTGTTTTTGTGATATTTGGAGTAACTGCAGAGGGAGTTGCAAATCCTATACCTACTCCAGTCGGTCCAAAGTTTGCACATGAGGTACAAGCTAACTTATTACATGGATTAATTAACGGAAGTGCCCCTTCAGAGCCTGTTTGGGCTCCTGCAGCCGAAATAGCGGTTGCAGTTATCATACTTTTACTACTATTTATCTCTGCAACTAACATTTATTTATCACTTCCTATATTTTTATCAGCAATAGGTGGGTTATGCTACGCAGCCTGGTACTACTTTGGACAAGGGTACTTACTTGACGTCACAGGAACCATTTTTATCGCGTTTTTCTTCTGGACAATCGCAACCTTCAGGAGTTTTATAACTCAATTTATGATGCGTAGACAAATTAAGAAACAATTTGGGACGTATGTATCCCCGGACTTAGTTAAAAAATTACAAAAAGACCCAAGTTTGCTGAGATTGGGTGGGGAGACAAAACGTATGACATTTTTATTTTCTGATATTCGAGGATTTACACCAATTTCTGAAAAATATCAAAACGATCCGCAAAAACTTGTGGAAATTGTAAATAGATTTCTGACTAATCAAACTGAGATTATAATGAAACATGGTGGAACCATAGATAAATATATGGGTGACTGCATCATGGCTTTTTGGAACGCTCCACTCGACGTAGAGGAACAAGAAAGAAAAGCAACAGTAGCTGCTCTAGAAATGAGAGAGGCTTTAGGAGAATTAAATGAAATATTCAAGAATGAAGGAATACCTGAAATTCACACAGGATGCGGAATTAATAGCGGACTTTGCGTTGTTGGTAACATGGGGAGTTCTAATCGGTTCGATTATAGCGTCCTTGGCGATGCTGTTAACCTCGCTGCTAGGTTAGAATCTAGTTGCAAAACTTATTCTACAGATTTAATTATATCAGAGTATAGTATGGTGGATGGCTATGACTATCAGTTCTTAGATGAGGTGACAGTAAAGGGAAAATCGGAACCTGTAAAGATATATACAATCACCAAGTAAAAAATATTTCTTGACTTTTGTATCTAATTTTGGTATAATTACTACATAGAATTTTATATTCAAAGCAACAAGGTAACTTACATGAGCGAGGTAAAAGACAAAGATCACGATAGTATTATGGAAATAGACGGACGACTCACGACACATGAAGCAATTTGTGCTGAACGCTGGAAAACTGTATTCAATCAATTAGAAGGAATAGAGAAGCGATCAGGTAAACGATTTGATTTCTTACATGACTCGATAACCCGTCTAGAAACAATACTAATTAGCGCAGCAGGAGCAGGACTCCTTGCGGCGGGTGGTTTGATTATGGCTCACTTAGGAATGTTATCTTAAAAAGGAAAAACTTATGAAAAAACTATTAACTTTATTACTAGCATTTTCTGTTCTACCTGCTTTTGCGGGTGTGGACGGTCATGTTGGATATACTTCTGACTACATGTGGAGAGGTCAAACTCAAACACAAGGTGGCGGAGCACTCCAAGCTGGTGTAGACTTAGACTATGAAGGGTTCTACGGAGGAGTTTGGACTTCACAAGTAGACTTCGGAGACGATAGTGCTTCTCTAGAGTATGATCTTTATGGTGGTTACAAATTTCAGATGTCAGACAAATTATCTGTAGACGTTGGTGTTATACAATACCGCTGGAACGATAATGACATTGAAATGGTCGAAGAAGCTTTTGTACGCTTTTCAACTCCTCTAATAGGATTTGGATACGCAGTAGATACAGATGATTCTGACAAAGACTATATGGAAGTTATGTTAAATGTTCCTTTTATTAAAGTCATGGATGTTGGGTTTACTTATGGTAGATTCCCAGACGATAGTAATTGGAAAGGGTTAAGCATAGCTAAGTCATGGGATAGAACTAATCTTAACCTCATGATTATGGAAGATGCAAAAGATGGTCAGTTTTCTGACAATGTTTCATTAACTTTATCATATAACTTATAATGGCATATTCGCAGAAGGTTGTTCAAAGATTCGAAGATGTTTTGAATAATCCCTCTGCACACGCGGTCGGTAGGTTTGATCCTAAAGACCCTAACGTTGCAACAGGTATGGTGGGAGCACCTGCCTGTGGCGATGTGATGAAACTAGACTTAAAATTAGACGATAACGATAGAATACTAGATGTTAAGTTTAAGACTTATGGGTGTGGTTCAGCAATAGCTTCCTCTACATTATTTGTAGAAATGTTAAAAGGAAAAACAACAAATGAAGCAAAATTAATTAAAGACAAGGACATAGCAACTGCCCTTGAGTTACCCCCAATAAAATTGCATTGCTCAGTACTAGCAGAAGCAGGTATAAAGAAAGCAATAGAAAACTGGGAAGGTAAAAAAGAACAAAGGTTACATAATGGAGGACCTGAATAATGGAAAATAAGTACGAAACAAAAGACATAAAAGCTACTAAAACTAAAACAGTATCTAAAAAGATGCAAGAAGAGCTCGAACCTATGCCAGTTAGAAAGCCTATCTTAGTACATGAACCAAATGAAGACTTAGTAATTTGGGAAGCTCGTGGACCTAAATTTAAATTTAAAAATAATGGTAATATCCACTCTTATGATTCAAAAGAAAAAGCAAAAGAAGGGTTAGAACTATTCAAGTAAATGAAAGATTTAAAAGCTAAACTTAGTGCTTTTTGGTTATGGTTTGTTTCTAAGCTTTTTCCAAGATACACACTTAAAGTTAGTTATAATGATACTTGGGGTGACCAAGATGATCAAGAATATATAGTAAAGAAATTTTACAAAAAGAATCCTAAGTTTATAAAATTTAGAACTCACGAAGGAGACTTAGTAGAGATTAGTGGAGCAGAAGGACTTAATTACAGGATAGAAGAATTATGAACCAATTATTTATAGGAATAAGTATAATACTAGGTGTAGCTGCTTATTACTTTTACAGTGAAAATCAAATATTAGCAGCAAACAACTCAGCTCTAGAAGGAGCAATTGCTACTCAAGAAGCAGCAATAGAAAGTTTACAAAATGATTTTAGTCTTCAGACTACTCAATTACAAGAACAAACAAAAAAGAGTCAAGCGGCTCAAAGAGAATTAAACAGATATAGTGATTTTATAAAAAATTACAAACTATCAGCAAAAATACTAGAAAATCCAGTTGAAATGGAAAGGAAAATAAATAATGGCACATTACACGCATTTGAGGACATTGAAAAACTTAGCGCTACCGTTGATGATCTTGATGATGGTCTCCAGTTGCAGTCTTCTACCAAAAACTAAACAGGTAGAGATAACAGCAAAACCACTTGAGAGAACTTTTGTTCAACCAGTTATGCCTAGAGAAATTAATCTTGGTGTACCACAATGGATAGTTATAACTCCTACTAACTGGGAAGCGCAACTAGAAAGAATTAAACAGCAGGAAGGCGAAGTGCTTTTCCTAGCTATGACAGTACCTGACTATGAAGTTATGTCTGTTAATATGAAAGAATTAAAACGATACATTACAGAATTAAAAGATGTAGTAGTCTACTATAAAGAGATTACTTCACCTACTGATGCACAAAAACAGAATTAAAGTCTGCAATACTTGTGATCAGTATACTAAGTTTAAGGTGTGCAAAGCATGTAAATGTTTTATGCCACTTAAAGCAAGGCTGAATAGGGCATCATGCCCAAAAGGCAAATGGGAGAAATAAATGGATTGGTTAAAAGAAAGAGTATCAGAAAGAACAAGCTGGGATGGAGCAGTACTAATAGTAGTGTGTGGTCTTGTACTGTTCACAGGTGGTCTAGCTAAAGTATTAGCAGTAGCGGGTCTAGCATATGGTGCTTGGACTTGTTGGAAAGGAGAATAGTATGCCATCAGGTAAAGGAACTTATGGAAAAACTAGAGGTCGTCCTAAAAAGAAAAAACGCGGTGGTAAAAGAAGAAAAGGCATGAGGCATCATGGCTGCTAGACGCAGACGTCGAAAAGCTTCAACCAAAAGAAGAAACGTACCTACAAATAAGAAGCTTTATGCAAGGGTAAAGGCTGCAACCAGACGTAAGTTTGCAGTCTACCCTAGTGCATATGCTAATGCGTGGCTAGTACGAGAGTACAAGAAACGAGGAGGAAGATATCGTCGTGGCTAATGGTGGACTTACTAAATGGTTTAAGCAAGACTGGGTAAATATAGGCAGTCCCAAGAAAGGTGGTGGCTATAATAAATGTGGTAGAAGAAGCGCAAAGAAAGGTAAATACCCAAAATGTGTTCCTGCTGCAAAAGCTGCCAGAATGTCAAAAAGCCAAGTAAAATCAGCAGTCCGAAGAAAGAGGGCTAAGAAGCAAGGAGTAGGTGGAAGGCCTACTAATGTGAAAACATTTGCAAGGAGGGGAAGTCGTGGCCGTAAGAAAGGTTAGAAAACGAGATCCGAGATTAAAAAGAGCGGGCGTATCGGGGTTCAATAAACCAAAGCGTACGCCCGGACACCGAACAAAGTCACATATAGTTGTGGCTAAAGTCGGAAGTCGAATTAAAACAATACGTTTTGGACAAAAAGGAGCCAAAACAGCTGGCAAGCCGAAAGCTGGAGAGTCGCGTAGAATGAAAATGAAACGAAAGTCTTTCAAAGCAAGGCATAGAAAAAATATCGCCAAGGGTAAGATGTCAGCAGCTTACTGGGCAAATAAGGTAAAATGGTAAATAAAATAAAAGAAACCGCTTTAAAAGTTTGGAATATAATTAATGGCAAAGATGCAGATATGGACGGAGACGTTGATATTGATGATGCTATGTTAAAAGCTGAACGAAAAGCAAAGAGTACTAAACGTACAAAGGAGAAATAAATGTCTTTCAGAATAAAAGGAGCAGAGGCAGCTTGTGGAACAAGCGTAGGTGCCGCATCTACATTTGGTGATTCTACTGATGTCAGATTATTTAATTCAGGTTCTACAAATAGACTGGTAACTATTGCAAATTCAGCAGATACTACTATAGGAACTTGCACATTAGCTGATGGAGAAGTAACATTCATCAAAAAAGATAAAACAGACCAGATATTTGCTGCCCACGCAGAAATATTAGGTACACCTGTTATTTGGTCGTAATGATCAACAAAGAAGCCTGGCTAGAAGGAGTTGCTATTACATGTAGTAGCACTTTGTCCGCGCTCAATAAGAAAGCGGAAGCTGAAAGGTATATCACAGATGAAGATCAGATGATGAGCGAAATATGTATGGGGTACTTATATTTATTGCATATCGCTCAATCAGAGGGAGTACTTACTCAAGATACTCTATTAGGTAAAAATTTAACTAGAACTATACACTAATGTTAGATATTAGTAGAAAAGATATACTTAGTGATACCTTTATGGAGTTTCCTACATCCGACAGGTTTATTAAACTCCCTATAGATTCGTATTTAGACTTGTTAGGCATCATACCTAACACTTCCCAAAAAGCATTGATTAATGCTGTAAACAACCCAAAATATAGATTTGTGTGCGCCGCTATTTCTAGACGGCAGGGTAAGACATATATAGCAAACGTCATCGGACAACTTGTTTCACTCGTGCCAGGATCAAACATTTTGATAATGTCACCCAACTATTCACTATCTCAAATTTCTTTTGACTTACAAAGACAGCTTATAAAGCACTTTGACCTCGAAGTTACTAAAGATAATGCAAAAGACAAAGTAATAGAGTTATCTAATGGCTCTACTATACGTATGGGTTCTGTAAATCAGGTAGATTCTACTGTAGGTAGGTCTTATGATTTAATAATATTCGACGAAGCAGCACTAGCTGATGGAAAAGATGCTTTTAATGTAGCTCTTCGTCCCACATTAGACAAAGATAACAGTAAAGCTGTGTTCATTTCTACTCCTCGAGGCAGAAATAACTGGTTTGCTGACTTTTATCACAGAGGGTTTAGTGATGAATTTAAAGATTGGTGTTCTATTAGAGCAACCTATCATGAAAACCCACGCTTTAGTGACGAAGATATCATTGAAGCAAAGAGATCCATGTCCTCAGCAGAATTTGCCCAAGAATATATGGCAGATTTTAACACTTATGAAGGACAGGTTTGGAATTTTAATTTTGAAGAGTGTGTCGCAGACCTCAGTCAGTTAGATACTAGTCGAATGGATGTATTCGCGGGGCTTGATGTTGGATATAAAGATCCAACAGCGCTGTGCGTTATAGCATACGACTGGGATCAACAAAAATTTTATCTTATAGATGAATACATGGACGCTGAAAGAACTACAGAACAACATGCTACCGAAATTCGCCGAATGATAGACAAATATAGCATTGATTATATTTATATCGATTCTGCAGCACAACAAACTAGATTTGATTTTGCTCAGAATTATGATATTTCTACTATAAATGCTA